CGCATATGTGCTTGGGGTGCCGCAGAATGCATGAAAACACTCGCATCCGGTCCGACCCAGAGCGGCATCGTATTAAGGGACGAAAATGGTATGCGGCCAATCGAGAGAAGGCCTGCTCTCGCGTGAAGGCATACCACGCCAAGGACCCGGAGCGTCATCGGGCGAAGGCGAGAGCCTGGAACAAGGCCAATCCAGAGCGTCATCGGGAAAATATCCGCAGATCGCTCGAAAAAAGGAAGCGTTCATGAGCGTCGTCACCGACATCATCGACAGCAGCCAGCTGCACGACCTATGGGGCGCCGGCTACACCGTGGTTGCGCGCCAGCGGCACCCGGACCCGATGCATGTCGATCCGGCGATCATCCCGAAGGATCGCTCCTACCAGTGGCTCAGCCTGAAGCATGACGAGATCCACATCAAGACCGGCTGGTCTCCGGTGCCGTACTCGCGCCACGAGGGTGTATTCGCGCCATTCGGCACACTGGGCGACGTCGAGGTGATGGGCTGCGGGCTGTTCGACAAGCCGAAATTCGAGGTGGACAAGGATCGTGCCCATCAGGTGGCGCTTGCGCAGAAGCAGATCGATGACTGGAGCAAAAAGGCGGCCGACTTCGGCATCTCCGGCACCGTCAAGGTCGGCACGCAGACCAAACTCGGTGAGTTGGACACCGAGAAGGACATCGAAGTCGGACACGTCTTCGAAAACACCACGACCAAGGTCATCGAGACCACGGTGAGGATCCCGCGTGACATGCAGCCCCACATGGTGGCCATTTTCGACGAGCGGGATCGACTGGAGACTGAAGTTGTGCGCAAGGATCGCACTCTCGCTCCGGGTCCGATCGCCGATCAATTCTATGCTGCCATGGATGCCGACAAGGGCGCTCCGTGGTGGCCCACGCTTCGTGCTATCCTGCTCCCGATCGCGATCGACAATGTGCGAGCAAAACTGAAGAAGGACCACCTCGATGATTGATCCGATGGGCGACGCTCCCGAAATCACCCGCGCGCCAGCGAAGGCCAAGAAAAAGCAGCCCAAGCGCCGCGTCACCGTGGCCCGCGCGCAGCCGCGCCAGCAGGTCGAGGCGCAGGCTCCTCCACGTCGCGCCAACCCTCGGCCGGTGCCGCCGCGCGCCGAGGCCGCACGCGATGTGACGCGAGAGAACCCGCGCCCTGGCGCGGTCTTCGCAACGGGCCGCGATGGCGCCACCCTCACCCGTCGTCGCCTCGCTACCGGCGATCCGCTGGATGTGCCGATGGCTGAAATCCCGCAGGGCTGGTCCTACCAGTGGAACGTGGTCACCATCCTCAACAAGCCGGCTGGTGAGGTGATCCAGGGCGACCTGCGCATGTACCAGAACGGCTGGCGCCCGGTGCCGGCGAGCCGTCATGCCGGAAGGTGGACACCGGTTGGTTACGAGGGCGACATCGTGGTTGACGGTCTGCGGCTTGAGGAGCGGCCCCTGTCGCTTACCCAGGATGCCTCCAAGGAGGATACGGCGCACGGACGGGCGCTGGTCCGCGACCGCACCGATGCTCTCCGCATGACGCAGAAGCAGCTCCCAGGCGCCCAGGAGGCCCGCGAGCGCGGCAATGCCGGCGGCCTGAAGATGGACATCGACTTTGGCAGGGACATCCCTCGGCCGGAGCACGAGATCGATCCCGACGGCGGCGAGTTCTGATCCATGGCGAAGATCTTCGTTTTCGTGCCGGCTTTCGGTCGGCAGATCACCACGACCACGTTCGAGACCACGCACGAGCTGATGAGCGCCCTAAGCGCGAAAGGCATCCACGCCAATATCGGCTCGTTCTCGTGGCCCGACATCGAGGAGATCCGCAACGTTGTGCTGTCGTACTGGTACGACGCGATGCCGGACTTCACGCACCTCCTGTTCATCGACGCCGACGTCGGCTTCCCGGCGCAGATGGTGATCGACATGCTGACCTTCGGAGAGCCCGTGGTCGGCGGGATCTACCGCAAGAAAACGATGAACATGGAGTGGGTTGTGAGTGGCGGGCTCGACAATCCCGACTACCGCAGTGGCTTCATCGAGGTCGAGGCGCTCGGCATGGGGTGCTGCCTGATCCGGCGCGATGCCATCCCGCCGATGATCGAGAAGTTTCCCGAGAAAATCTATCCCTACATCGCGGTGCCCGACATGCGCTGGGACGGTCCGAACCGGACCCTGGCGTTCTTCGACCAGATGCGGATCCCCGAGGGTAAGGTCAGCGAGGACATCTCGTTCTGTAAGCGCTACCGCGAGGCCGGCGGCAAGGTGTGGGCAACGATCGGCTACACCACGGTGCATGAGGGCACCTATCCGTTCACCGGATGCTTCGCGAAGTACCAGGAGCAGAAGGCCAAGCAGGCCGAGATCGCCAAACGCGCCGAGGAGTTGATCGCGCGCGCTGCTGCCGAGTAACGTTACAATCTGTTGACAGCGTCGGAACAATTGCTGTAGGGATGATTTCGACGCTGCATTTGCAGCAACATCGATCCGCCTAGACGGCCTGATCGATTTGGCAGACGCCCTGCCCTCTACCGATCGCACGCAGCAATCGGGTACCCCCAAGGCGAACGTTCCGGCCGCGCGAGCAGGAAATGCCTCCGAGAGACCGGAGAAAATTTCTGTGACCAACATCCAGACGGCCTTTGGCTTCCGTCACATCGGATACCTTAGCGGCGGCGCGCCCGACTTCCAGTTGGCGACCGGCATCATCCTCTCCACCAACACCACCAAGATCTTCCGTGGTGACCCGGTGGTGATTGATCCGACGACCGGCTTCATCCAGCAGGCGGCAAACAACTCCACCCCGCTCAAGGGCGTCTTCGACGGCTGCGTGTACACGCCCGTCGGCGGCACACCCATCTGGTCACCGTTCTGGCCCGGCGCGGCCGGCTCGAACGCAACCGCCTACATCATCGACGCACCGAACGCGGTCTTCGTCGCGGCGGCGCTCAACACCTCGATCGTGACGGCCAACATCCAAGAGAACGTCGGCTTCGCGATCGGCGCCGGCAACACCGCGAATGGTTTCTCCGGCGCGACCGTCGACCAGTCGACGCTTGGCGTCACCGCCACGCTGCCGTTCCGCATCGTTGCCCCGGTCACTGCCTCGGGCAACTACGGCCAGATCACGAACGGCAACGACCCCACCAACCCGTTTGGTTGGGTTGTCGTGACCTTCAACAACCAGAACTTTAAGCAGCTGACGGGCACGGCGTAAGCCAGTAGCCGGCACTTAGGAGCGTTCGATGCCTATTGCACTTGCTTCAATCCGGTCGGAGCTGCTTCCGGGCCTGTTCGATGTCCGGGGTTCGTACGACATGATCCCACGCCAGTGGGACAAGGTCTTCAAGACCCACAAGTCGGCGATGGCCGTCGAGCGTTCGACCCAGATGGCCTTCGTCGCGCTGCCGTTCCTCAAGGACGAGGGCGCGGCAACGCAGTTCGACAACAACGCGGGCGAGCGCTTCACCTGGGCATTCGTGCATATCGAGGTGGCCCTCGGTTATGCCATCACCCGCAAGGCGATCGACGACAACCTCTACAAGGCGCAGTTCAATCCGACCAACCTGAAACTCCAGGAAGCGTTCGCGCAGTTCAAGGAGATCCAGGGCGCCAACGTCCTCAACCTCGGCAACGTCTACAACGCGAGCCAGATCGGCGATGGCCAGCCGCTGTTCTCCACGGTTCACCCGTGGGACCAGGGCACCTGGGCCAACACCTCGGTGGTGCCGAAGTCGCTGAACGAGGCGGGCCTGCTCGCCAACATGGCGAACGTGCGCTCGCAGTTCGTCAACGAGCGCGGCCTGAAGATCCTGGCCCGCGCGCGCCGGCTGATCGTCCCGGTCAACCTGGAGCCGGTTGCCATCCGCCTGATGAAGACGGAGCTGCGGCCGGGCACCGCCAACAACGACGTCAACGCGATCCTCACCACCTCGGGCGGCCTGCCAGAGGGTATGCTGGTGATGGACTTCCTCACCTCGAACTTTGCGTGGTTCCTGACCACCAACATCGAGGGCCTGATCCACATGCTCCGCATTCCGTACGAGAGCGACATGTGGGTCGACAACATCACCGACAACCTGCTGGTCAAGGCCTACGAGCGCTACTCGTTCGGCTACAACGACCCGCGCGCCGCCTGGGGCGAGTACCCGACCTCGTAAGGGTCGGGATCACCCTCTCGCACTGGAGACAGCGACGTGTCGAAAATCACCACCACGAACTTCCCGCAGGGCGTCACCAATGCCGCGATCGGCTCGGTGCTGCAGGGCTTCGGTGACGCCGACCCAACGGTGTTCCACCAGTATTTCAACGATTTCGACACCTTCAACGCCGGTGACTGGACGGGCACCGCGACGGGCGCCGCAGCGAACGCCGTCACCGCCGGTGATGGCGGCCTGCTCGGCATGGTCAACTCGGCCGCGAACAACGACCTGGACTCGCTGCAGCTGAAGGCGGCCTCATTCGCCTTCGTCGCCGGCCAGCAGGCATGGATCAAGACCCGCTTCTCGCTCTCCAGCGCCACCAACGCGGCGCTGACGATCGGGCTGATCCAGACCACCACCACGCCGCTCGTCGTCACCGACGGCCTCTATCTGTCGAAGGCTGCGGCCTCGACGCAGTTGACTGCCAAGGTCGCGAAGGCCTCGGCGATCTCCAGCGTCAACATCGGCGCGATGGCCGACGCCACCTTCATCGTGGTCGGCATCCATGTGAACGTGGACGAGCAGGTCGCGAAGGTGTACGTCAATGGCAACAAGGTCGCGCAGCTGCTGTTGACCAACCTGCCGGTCGCGAACCTCAACCTTACGATGGCGGTCGCGAACGGCACGGCGGCGGCGAACACGCTGACGGTCGACTACATTCACGTCGCGACCGAGCGTCCATCGACGCAGAACAACTGATCGGGCCCCGCCCGTCTGAAGGAGAACGGTGATGGCTGAGAAGGTTTCGGGCAACCCGAACGTCTTCAAGGAGGCTCGCGAGGAGCACGCGAAGGGCGGCAAGGTGAAGAAGAAGCACCACGGCAAGCCCGAGGGCAGCATGGCCAAGGAGCGCATGGATCGCCCGCGTCGTGCGCGCGGCGGCGCCTGCTCCGACAAGAACCCGTTCTCGTCGGCACACTCGACCCACCGGGAAGCCCGCAAGGCGGACTAAGATGGCGAAGCTGTCGTCAGCAGATCGGAAGGCTCTCCCGGCGAAAGACTTTGCCGGGCCGGATCGCAGCTATCCGATCAACGACATGAGTCACGCGCGCAATGCGCTCTCCAGGGTCAGCCAGTTCGGCTACCCGGAGCTGAAGGAAAAGGTGCGGGAAGCCGTACACCGCAAGTTCCCCGGCATCGGCAAGGGCGACTGAGCGGTCTGAGAGGAGATCGCTGCGGTGCTGACCCACGACGTCACCTACGTAACCACCGGAACGCAGCCGTCGATCGACATGGATCCGACGATCGCGCCGTTCAATGCGACGGTCGCCTGCACAGTCACCACCGGCCCAGCCAGCTACAAACTGCAGTACACGATCGACGACTTCAGCAGCCCGCTGAAGACCGACGCGACGGCGGCGTGGTTCGATAGCCCGGACATCCCGGCAGGCACCTCACAGAGCGCCGTAGCCGCTCTGGTGGCCCCTGTGTCGCGGGTCCGCCTCGTCATCACGACGCTCACCGCCGGATCGATCCGCCTGCAGACCCAGCAGGGCCTGTCGATCAACTGAGGTGACCCATGAAGCGTCTTGCACTTGCTGCCTTCGGCCTTCTGCTCCTCGGTAGCAGTGCCCTCGCTCAGACCCAGAGCGTCCTGCCGGCGCCGAACCGGCTGCCGACCGACTGCTCGGGCACCGTGGTCACCGGCAACACGGCGGTTAACGCCTTCGGCGCCAGCTCGGGCATCCGTGGCTTCCTGATCGCCAATCTCGATGTCACCGAGGTGATGTGGATCTCATTCACCGGGACCGCGACGGCCGGCGCAGTAGGCTCCTATCCGCTGGCGCCGGCAACCGCGACCACCTTCGCCGGACTGAGCACCTTCACCTCGCCGATCGGCATGGGGATCAACACGCCGCTTTCCGTTGTGGCAGGCACCGCCGGGCACAAATTCTCCTGCACGTGGTGGTAAGCGATGCTTCGGCGCGCTCTCCTCGCCCTCCTCCTGCTGTGGGCCGCGCCGGCCGTCGCCCAGTTTAACGGCTGCGGTCCGGGCTTCTGCCCGAATGGCATCTCCGGCCTGGGCTTCAATGTTTCGGGCGGCGGCGGTGGAGGTGGTGGACCAACCCCATACACCGGGCAGGTCGTCTCTCGCACCATCATCCCCGACGACGTCAACACTACCAACAAGCAATTGCGTGGCCGGCGTATCCTGGTGGCGAAGGATGCCATCAACGGCACGATCCAGTTGGTGTTCCCGAACTTCTATGTCGACGGCTTCGGGGCCGGCGCGACCTACCAGGAGCTGGGTCCTGGCGGTACCGCGACGCTGACATTCGCGATCGAGTATCCACTCGGCACCAACGGTGTCGCCGGCACGTGCCCAAGCGGCGGCGTCATCGCCAACGTCTCCACGATCACATGCACATGGACCGGCAGTATCCCGCAGGGCGGCGTGTTCGGGGTCCGCACCTTCCTCACGAGCGCTGCCGGCATCGTCTTCTCGCTCGGTATCAGCGGCTACCCGGCCCCGGCAGCCAACGTCCCCGGCAACTTCCAGTTCGGTGACGTGCTCGATAGCGCGGTCTCTGGCCTCACCGACAATACGACGAACGGCGGCGCCTACACGTCGACCGGTGGCTCGTCGTCCTACGGTCCGATCCTTGTCGCTGGAACGACTGTCCTGCCGTCGGTTCTGGCGATCGGCGACTCCATCGACTATGGCGAGAACGACGCGGGTGACGGCAGCGGCGACGTCGGCGCGGTTGCGCGCTGGACCAACCCGCTGTTCGCGACCGCCTCGTGGGGCACGCGCGGCCAGGACGCGGGTCAGTTTGTTGCCAACTGCACGATCCGGTGCTCGTTCAGCTCGTTCTTCACCCATCTGGTGAACGAGGACGGCATCAACGGCTTCATCCACGGCCAGAGCGCGGCGACGGTAGCAACCAACACCACGGCGTTGGGCAACAAGTTCCCGTCGCTGACGAAATTCATCACGACCATCACGCCGTCGGCGACATCGACCGACAATTACGTGACGCTGGGCAACCAGACGCTCCCGAGCTATTCGGCCGGCGCTGCGACCGAGAACGCCCGGCGGCGCGCGGTGCCGGCGCCGTTCGTGGGCGTATTCGACAGCGCTGCGTCGCTTGAGAGCACGACTGGAAGCGGCCTCGTCGCGGTGCAGGGCGGCGGCACCGGCTCGCTACTCTACTACGTCCAGGCGGCCTCCTCGGTTCACCCTGTGTGGGGCGGCTACTATCGGATCGCGCAGTCCAACCTCGCGACGGCGGCCTCGGTCATCAACCGCAACGGCACGCCGCTGACGTTTTCGCCGCGCCTGTTCACGTACGAGCAGGACCACGTCGAGGACTCGACCAGCCAATCGACCTACACATTCACCGGTACGCGACCAAATGGCGTCCTGGTCGGATCTCCCAATCCGAACCGTCTCGTTGTCGCCAACTGTATCGCCCGCTTCGGCACTACCGGCGCCACCACGGTCAGCATGACGATCGGAGGCGTGGCGGCGTCCAAAGTCGCCTTCGGTGGCGTCACCGCAGAGAACACCAACGTCACTGGCGGCACGGAGAGCCTGCACACGCTCTGGTTTGCCAACGTCCCGAACGGCAACACGGCGACGATCTCGGCCGTCTACTCGACCACGATGCTGCGGGCCGGTTGCGACATCTGGACCGTAGTGGGGTTGAGCGGCGTCCCGACCGTATCTGGGGCCACGACCAGCGGTGTCGCCGGCACGACGGTCACGAATGCGATGACGGTGCCGGCTGGTGGCTCTGTCATCGTTGGCACGTCGACCATCAACGGCACGGTGCCGACCGTTGCCATGACGCCGACCGGCTTTGTGCAGGGGATCCTTGGGACGGGGACGCTGGTTGCTGGTACGCTGTACTACGGCTCGGGCTCGATCACTCAGCCGGGCAGCTATACGATACAGTCGGCGTGGTCGCTGGGTGGCTCGACGACGGGTGTCGCCGGAGCATTCAGCCCGGCGGTCTCGACCCCAAGCAACCTTCTCATCAACACCGGCTCGTCATTCTTGATCAATACTGGCTCGAAACTTCTGATCCACAACTAGGAACGACCCATGAAACGGCTCCTTGCATTCCTGATGGCAGGCTCGATTGCCGGCTGGTGCGCGCCGGCATGGTCTGACGGCACGATCGACACGCTGACTGCCGCCAGCGCCCTGGCCGGCACGGAGTCGATCCCGATCTTCCAGACGGCCAACCCGTCGGTCAAGACGACGCCGGCCGCGATCTCGACCTACCTGCAAACGCTCAACATCTATGTGACGCTGACGGGCACGCAGACGCTC